GGCCGCAGGAGTGGTAAAACTACGGGTGTAGCCATATACGCAGTCATTAAACTGCTAGAAGGGCGTAGAATCCTATACGCGACTCCCACCCAAGAGCAAATTGGTCGTTTCTGGTGGGAAGTGACAACCGCTATGAAGCCTGCGGTTGAGGCGGGGTTGTATCGCAAGAACGAATCAGAGAAGTACATTGTCCCCATGCATGGCACGTCTGAGGCAAGGATTAAGGCCAAGACCGCCTGGAATGCCAACACCCTGCGTGGCGACTTTGCCGACCTGTTGATATTGGATGAGTTTCAGCAGATGGACCCCGAAGTATGGACCCTTGTCGGGGCACCGATGCTCTTGGATAATGACGGGGACTGTGTGTTCATTTACACATCAGACCAGCGTGCCCAACATGCCAGCCAGCTATATAAACAGGCAGAGAAGCTACAAAAAGAGGCTGAGGCCAAGGGCGAAGCGCCAAGATGGGCAGTCTTTCACTTTACAAGCCATGACAATCCCCACATAAGCAAGGTCGCGCTGGAGGAAATCACAGGCGACATGGGCAACCTTGAGTACCGCTTGGAGATCATGGCCGAAGACCTGGATGATGATCCACGCGCTCTGTGGAATCGAGATATGATTAAAGATACGCGGGTGCTCAACCATCCAATGCTAACACGAATTGCAGTAGGCATTGACCCGCAGGGTGGCATGGTCGGAGAGACGGGCATCGTGGTTGGCGGCGTGGCAGAGAAAGAGGACCTATTGCACGGCTACCTACTAGAAGATGCCAGTATCAGCGGCTCTCCCGAAACGTGGGCGGCCCAGGCAGTAGCTATGTATCACAAGTATGAAGCTGACGTGATGGTAGCAGAGCGCAACTTTGGTGGCGACATGGTGGAATCGGTCATCAAGAGTGTTGACCCCAAGATTCCCGTCAAGATTGTCACCGCCTCCAGGGGCAAGATGGCCAGGGCGCAGCCTATCAGTCTCTTAATGGAAAAGCAGCGCATCCACCATGTCGGGGAGAGTCCCAAGCTAGAGGACGAATTAGTTACCTATTATCAGACCAAATCCAAGGCCCAGCCGTCTCCCAACAGATACGATGCCTACGTTTGGTGTTTTAGCGAACTTATGTTACAATACTGTGCAACGGAGTTGGGTACTATCCAGATACCTATGATATAGGGATGTAATATATGAGCGATTATGAGGGACTAGAGCCATTACAAGAGCGAAAGGCAATCCCCGTAGAACAACAGCTTTCTGTTCAAGAGCGGGCTACTAGGGCAGCGGATGAGGATAATGCGGGTACGCCTTACGGTTTGAGTTTTATGCTTTTGGCAGATACGGGCAATTTGGCCCCCTATTGGTGGAGTTGGGCGAGAGAGAACTATCTTGCCAGGAATTGGCAGCAATGTCCCCTCTATGCTGGTTCGGTCTTTAACATTGGTGCCAAGTTGAGCACCATTCCTCCCATTATTGAACCGCGTGACCCTTCTCTGAAATCAGAGCGCGACCGGGCAGAGCAATTCGCCATCAGGCTCTTTGAAGGCAGCGAGTTCGGTGTGGGCTGGCTTGAATTCGCCATGAAGTGGTTTCAGGACCGCTGGAATTCTGACAACGGGGCCTTTGCCGAAGTTTTGGGCAAGGGGCGCAAGGATGGTCCTATTATTGGAAGCCCCGTTGGGCTGGCGAATCTGGATTCCAACTGCTGCTGGCGAACCGGCAATCCTGAGTGGCCCATTGTATATAGGCAGGAATTGTCGGGCAGGAAGTTCAAGCTCCATCGCAGTCGTGTCATCTATGGTGCCCAATTGCCCTCCACCCGCGACAGAATGAACGGCGTTGGCCTCTGCTGGTTCAGCCGGTGTATGGGTGTCGCCCAATCCATCGTAGACGACTTGACCTATAAACAGGAGAAGCTGGGCGGTCGTCCCAAGCGGTCCATCCTGGTAGGCAAGAAGATGTCGGTGGGCATGGTCCAGTCCGCATTCGAGATGGCTGACGAGGCGGCAGACAACGCAGGAATGAGGCGCATGTCTTTCACGCCCATCGTCGCCAATGAGACAGCGGCAGACGTGGGCATTGACGTGGTGGATCTCGCCTCTCTGCCAGATGGCTTTGAATGGGAAACCGACGTAAACCTTGCCATGTACATCATTGCCTTGACGGGTGGTTTCCCTGTGCGTTGGATGTGGCCTGCTACAGCGGTGGGAGCGACAAAGGCAGACGCCCTCTTGCAGCACATGGCTACGGCGATGTCGGGTGCAGCCCATGAGCTAGGCACGCTTGCTCTATTGTTAGCTGGCTCTGAAAGAGGCCCTTATCACCGCAGGGGCAAATTCCTTCCTCCCTCTCTCAAGATGCGGTTTGACGTACAGGATGACTGGATCGACCAAGTGCAGGCCGAAATCCACAACACAAGGTCCATGCGCTACGAGCGCAACCTGGGGGATGGCGCGGTGACGGTGCGCGTTACCAGGGAGCAGATGCTTGGCCTTGGCGAGATTACAGAGGCGCAGTTCCGAGAGATGGAACTTGAGAGCGGCAGGGCGCAAGATGGGATGTCTGTGGATGTGCTATTTTATGGAGACAACCCCCATCTCCAGGGGATCGACCCCGACGACTTCTCAGAGGAGGAAGTCAAGGCTAGGCTAAAGGAGGCAAAGCGGGCGAGTGTCCAAGACTCAGGGGAGAAAAAGACGCTGGCAAAAGAGGCCGCCGCTGCGCTGGAATGGCTGCTGGAACCCAAGGAGGAAGAAGAGGAACGACCTGACGTGGCTAAACCGCGTGAAGATGTTCCGGAGCGAGGTATGCCACAGATGACCTCTACGGGGGTTACGGAAGGCGCAAGTGCATTCTCTGGCAGGGCATTCAAGGAGTTTGCGCCCAGTGCAGAGGGGGCGATTGTCGATGAGGAAGAGCCTGACTATGAACCACTAAGGGCGGCACTGGTTGCCATCCTGATTACCTATCTAGTTCGCGCCTTCATGGATAGGGTGATGGAGCTAGAAGAAGAATATGACATCTCCTTTGACCCCGCCGAGATGGGCGCGGCGGCAAATGAATGGGCCACAGGCTATGCCCAAGAGGAAGCAGATCGGCTGATCGGGACCACGCAGAAGGTTGTTAATGGCGTGGCAGCCAAGTACGCCGCAGAGGAAATCACCCGCGACCAGATTGAGGAACTGTTGGAGCCTGCTTTTAATAGAAACCGCGCTGCGCTGATTGCCATTACGCTAATTACCGTAGCGGCATCAATGGCGACCGATAGTTATGTTTCATTTCTGAGGTTGCTTGGATTAGAAGTTGTAGAGACTTGGTATACTCAAGAAGACGAGCGTGTGTGTTCTGCATGTGCTCCGCTGCATGGGCAACCAAAGGGAGTTTGGGACAGCCCACCGCCGCGTCACGGGCGGTGTAGATGTTATGTAAGGCTGGAAATTCGTCAGGCATAGTAATTATGTAAACCGCCCATTGGGCGGAGGAAGTCAATAGGGGGTTAAAATGACCGTCAGCAAAACAGTATTGGTAGAAAGGCCAAATACGCCATTCGTTGCACCAAATACAGTGGTAATCTATGCCCAAAAGATAAACAACTGTACATGAAAGACGATTGGCAACAGGAGACATTAATGATGAGTGCGCCAAGCAGTGTTGACTTTGTGGTTATGAGTGCAAGTGTAGAAGATATTGATAATCGCACCTTGCGTATGTACGACGACACCTATCTACCAGTGAGCGTCTATCCGACGCTGGCGGCGGGCATTACGATTGTCAGTTCCGCCGTCAATTGGACGCTAGGCGCGGTAACTGAGATTGTGCCCGCTGGTACAATCGGCAGCAATTTTCTTATCAAGGGCGTCACCGTCGAATCAATGTCAAAGGATGGGGTGTACGAGTTGGTGTTGTATTCTGGGGCGGCTGATGACGAGGTGGCGCGGGTGCGATTCGCCATTGAAAACGGATTCTTTGGTGGAACCATCTTCCCGACGCCGAGTGTCATAGTAACAGCCAATTCCAGAATTCGGGCGGCATTGGCCTGTAGCGCCGGGGGTGCGGGTGCGGCTACGTCTACTATCAGCATCATGTACCGCCCGCTTGCTATTTAAGAAACATGCCTTTTACAGTAAAGGCAACGGCAATCGTGCCCAAGCCGATGAACGTGGGGAAGGTGCGGAGCGAGGTCGCCAAGGTTCTCATAGACGAGGGCAAGCGTGACCGTGCTGAGTTCAATAAAACCGTAGAGGCGTGGACTCGCGCACCTGCGATGGTCTATGAAACAAAGATTGGGGGACAGGTAGCGGAAGTGTGGATAGGCCCCAAGGGTTCGGCAGAGATGGTCCAGCGGTGGATATGGCTAGACGAN